CAACAAGATCCGCGCCAAATGAATGTTGCGGTGTCGTGGTTGATGGCAAGTATTGGCCTTGTCGAAATGTGGCGGATGACCCTTGTGCTGACTTTGCCATTGACCCAAGAGACTATGCGTTAGCAGCCATGTTCGGGTCTGTTGAGGCGATAGTACATTCACACCCTAATGGCGGACCAGCCAGTGAAGCTGATAAGCGTGCTTGCACTGGGACGGGATTGCCGTGGCATATTTGGAGCGTGCCAGACGAACGATGGTTGATTATCGAGCCTTGATTGGCAGGCAGTGGGATTACGGCAAGTTTGACTGTTTTACGTTGATCCGTGACTGGTTTGGGCTACAGGGCATTGAGCTTCCTGATTTTGAACGGCCTGCTGATTTGCAGACCTGCGAAAGCATCTTTCTGCAGCAGGCTTTAGCGATCGGTTTTGAGCAGGTTGACTACGCAAAAAGGCGGCCTGGTGATGTGCTGATCATGTGCCTTGGAACGGCAACACCAATGCACGCCGCGATCCTTTTGCCTGATGAGCGGATTCTGCACCAGCGTCAAGATTCGCTGAGTGCGGTGGAACCTTTTGGGCGATACTATGTCTCTAGAGTCGCGGCGGTCTTTCGGTATGCAGCAGACCGTAAGGTTGCTGGGTGATCTGGGCGAGCGTTACGGCTCAGAGCACAAATACCATGACCTGCGTTCCCCTGCGGAAGCAATCAAGCTGCTGTGCATCAATGAGCCTGAGTTCCTTAAGGAGATGGCTCAGGCCCATGAGCATGGCATTGGCTACACGGTTGTGCAGGCTAATGAGTTTTTGGGATATGACGATTTGCACTTGCCGTTAGGCAAAAATGATTTGGTGGTGACGCCAGTAGTTGCTGGTAGTGGCGGTGGTGGCGGCGGAGGTATTGGCAAAATCTTGATCGGTGCTGCGTTGGTTGCTGTTGCTATCGCAGCACCTGGTG